GGGCAAGCGAAGCGCGACCCGGAATCCAGTATTTTCGAGCAATTCTGGATTCCGGCTTTCGCCGGAATGACGGAGTAAGTGACTTTTGCAAGAAGCTCTACGTTGACAAATATTCCTAAAGATGCAAAAATGTTTTTAAAGTATGGGCGATTAGCTCAGATGGATAGAGCGTTGGTCTCCGGAACCAAAGGCCGCCGGTTCGATCCCGGCATCGCCTACCAATAAAATCAACAAGTTACAACATACTTCAATTCCCCAAGCTGCTTTTAATTCGTTATGCCCACCGCCATGCCCACCACGAAATAGTGGCTTTATGCCACTACTCTTTATCGGCTTATTTTATGCGAAAATGCAGCCAAAAGGGGAAAACCTTTTTCCTCCCATATTCACCGTGTCTCGGGGTTTTTTCAGGAAAGACGTTGTGGAAGGTTAAAAACTGAATCTGATTGCCGCTTCCGTAAATTCCTGGATGATTTTTTCCGCTCGGGAAAGGGGAATCTTTTCTTCCTGATCGGTTCGCACCCGCCAATATTCCCGAATTTCGGGAAGGCGATTTCTCAAAATCGCCTCATCCTCGACGTATCCGCACTTCCCGCATGAAAGGGATTCACAGGCCCCTTGCTCGTAAACGGTGAGGATTAGGCGAAGAGGAAAGGCACAGCGGGGACAATTCAAACGGATCACTCCTTGCTTTCTCGCGAAGTTTTACAGTTTTATAAAGTCGTCCGAATGGACCATGATCCAGAATCCAGCCCTGTTCTTTTCACAAAGGGCAATCACGGGCGTCTTTCCTTCTCGATCGGCAAGGGCTTTCGTTTCGTCCCAAAGAGTGATCACGGTATGTTTCTTTCTCAGTTTGACTTCGATGAAAAGCCGATCGTGGATTACATCCGCCCCGGTGTGTCGGCTATTACTCCCAGAAAGAGGGTTGCGCTGTCCACTTACGCGCCTGAGGCCCGTTTTGACCCCCCGGAAGGCACGATCTCCCCAGGGGTAATGGTAGGGATAGCCCCAGGATCGAATGCCGTCCCTTAAAACTTTTTCGACCGCGCAGGCGTTGAAAGGTTTTGTAAAATGCGATGTATCTCCAAGCGTAGAGCCTCTCGGATCTCCGCTTCCTCTTTTTGGAACAAAACGGGGGCAAGCCGCGCAGGGAGTCCTTGAAAGCCGTTTTTGGCCATAGCGATGTGGCTGCATAACCATTGTAATGCTTGACCCCGCTGAATTAGGGTGCCCTTTTTTTCAGAGACTGACAGCTCGGCTTTTTCCGCGTTCGCCGTTTCCCTCCGCACCCGCGCCTCTCGTAGGGTGTCCCCCGCTTTTCCCAGAAGGCCGTCCCGGAACTTGACGATCTCAGACAAATCCCACTTCCCCTTGTCGATTTGGGAGAGGCCTCTTTCCCGCCAGCGCCGAAGCTGTTCTCGGGATATTCCGAAGCCTCTAATAACCTGCAAAGAGCTTAAAACTACTTGCGTTTCCATTTCCCGTAACCTCCAAAACATAGTAATGGCACATCAAAAAAATTGCTGCGCGTTGTCGAAGATCGCGCCCTCGGTGAACCGTGATGCGGACCCTCCCGAAGGACCCAAAAACAAGCGGTATGGGGTACGGAAAAATTTCAAGGTCGTGGATGATATCAACGCCCGGCAGGTTTCTCTTATCCATGCCGACGAATCCCGCTCGCTTTGACCACCCGCAGCCAATATCAAGCTTCATTTGCGCCTCTGCTCTGTCACGCATTGTTTCGGAAACCAGTTCGTTTTCCGCACGAACTGGCAAGAGCGGCTACCCAAAGAGGAAGCCCCATTTTCGATGGCCAGGTCGGGGCCACACCTGGAATCGTTAGGACCGGGTTTGTAAAGCGATGAAGTGCGATTGCGTCGCCCCAGACCCGCCTTTATAGGGTGTCAATGCGGTCGCCCGCACGGGTTGGCCATCCACTCTTAGAACAAAGCGGAAACAAGATTCATCGTAAATGAATCTGACGTGGATGCTCATGTCTGCCTGCAATCCGCCTTTTTCTGCGAGAATATATCCGTTGGAAAGATCGGCCAAGATGATATCCCCGAGAGTCCCCAAGGTGGCGCATTGTTCAATTACAATTACCGGCAGGCCAAAAAGACTCGAATACGGCTGATTTGCGAGCCCGCCCGCAGGCACGTAAACTGGGACTCCGCCGAGGCCAACGGCGATAGACATCTGGTAGAGCGCGGGGATACACCCAGCGTTGATAAGCCAGCACGCGCTTTTTTCACTTCCCGGTAAAAGGCGGGAATACATTTTAATAACATTTTCGGCCATGATCGAAGGAGTGATTTGGCCAGTTTCCTTACTCTGAACAACCAGACAACCGGAATTCAGGATGCCGAGAGGCTGGCCAGCGCCAGAGCCATTGATGATCGCATCATCCAGCATGAAACCGAATTCCGAGGCAAACCCGTTGCGGACTATGCTTGCAAGCGCGGTAGCGTCCTGAAGAAGTTCGTCGCTTGTGTAGCAGAGGCCGATCATCTTCTTGAGAACAAGATTCATGTTCCGAAATTTCGGCTTGCTGGCGGTCTTTTCCGCCGCCTCAGCTTCCCAATAACCGACGATCCCGCCCATGCGGGTTGAAGCTCGGGAAGTTTCGTCGATGCCTGGAATCATTATCCCGTTGGCATTTGTGGAAATCTGGATTCGTCGGCATCGTGAGGCCAACTTTCCGGTTTCGAAAACATTCTGGAGAAGTTCCGTCGAAAAATCCTGCTGAACCAGGAATCCTCCATCAGAGCTGACACCCTCCGACAAGCCTGCCGCGTTGCGGATCGAAAAAAGTTTTTCATCGGTCCGACCCCCCGGCCTTCCTGCCTCGCGGACAGAGTGCAGAAAATCCCCAAAATTTTTATATGGAGCTGGCCTCTGCTGCCCGCCCGATCCAGGACGAAAAAGAGATGGGGTCGAATTATAATTTTTCCGCAATTCGGCCATAATAAAATTCCGAAAATCATCAATCGTCTTCCCCTCCTGAACAAATTTGATGGCCTCGGCCTCCATCTTGAATTCTGTCCCAATGGCCAGAATTTCCTTCACATCGGTAATCTCGTTTTCCATTTTTTCATTTCTCCTTTTTTCCTCCTTACGAGGATTATTTTTTTGCTCACTCCGGCCCAAAATATTAGCCGGAACCTTTTTGAATTTTGATAAATCGAAATGCGCCGCCATCCGCACAGGCTTGGCAAATTCATCAGCGAATCCCCGCCCAATCGCTTCGGCCGCGGTCATCCATGTTTCTTCGTCCATGAGGGCCCAGATATCCTGAGAAGACATCTTTGTCTTTTTCATATAGGCCGTAATGAACCCCTCTTTTACCTTGTCCAGGGTCTCCGCAACCTTCCGCATATCTTCGGAGTCGCCCACCACCATTCCAAAGGGATTGTGGATCATCATCATCGCGTTTTCCGGCATGATGATCTTATTTCCCGCCATTGCGATTACCGAAGCGATTGAAGCGGCCAACCCGTCGATGTAAACGGTCTTTTGTGCGGGGTGTCGATCGAGGGTGTTGTAAATGGCAAGGCCCTCATAGACGGACCCGCCCGGAGAATTGATCCGGATATCCAGGCTCTTGACATCTTTGAGCACCTTCAGGTCATCTGCAAATTTTTTGGCCCCGATCCCGTCGGACCAGAAGGATTCCCCAATATCGCCATAGATCATGATTTCAGCTATTTCGGCACCGGCTTCCCCCCTGATTTGGAAATAGGGAAGGGGCAATTTGTTAACCGGGCCATTCCAGATAGAGATTCTTCGATTTTTATATTTCATTTGGTTTTCCTCCCGTGTTCCACATCGGTAGACCTTGATTTTTGGCTGGCGCAGGCTGAACCATTGGATTTCTTTCTTGTTGTTGTGTTGGTCCGCCTTGTTGTTGTGTTGGTCCGCTGAAATCGAGGCCTTTGTCTTTGGCAAGCTGGGCCTCGGAAGTCAATTCGTCGAAAACGTCCTCGATATCAATCCCCTGCTCGGCGAGCTCCCTGGTCTTCGAGCCGAGGCCGAAGTTGATACCGTCAATGGCCGCGTTTTGGTCGCTTTGCGGATCCACCCAGGACCATCCCCGGGGTTGCCATTTAAACGCGCTGTCGCCCTCTGCAAGGAACGATCGTTTGACTGCCTGGTTCAGGGTAGCCATCTGTCTCCACGATGCGTGAACCGCCTCACAGAAATCGGAGATGATCCAGGCCTGGAGCATTTTCCAAATGTCCCGCTCCTCAATAACCCCTTGGCGAATGGATGAATAATTCACGTTCTCCAGGTCGTTAGCGAGGTTGTTATAGGAGACCAGAAGACCGGAAGATATTCCGCGCAGGCAGGATTTCACGAAGGTGCCGTAGGC